CTATATTCGCGCGCTTGCTATTAAGCTGCGTTTTCGTCCAATCGTTCATGGAGTCTGTCAGATCATCCAGCTCTGGCTGCAGCTTGCTGACCTCTTCTTTTGTCTCAAACAGAGCATCCCGAAAGTAATAAAGCGATCCCGCTGCAATGAGGGCGATGCCGACAGGCCCGCCAAGTAGAGCCATTGATGCGCTTGCGGCTCTTGCGGCACCCCCCATCGCCAACATGCCAGCAGCGGCAGTGGTGGATACTCCCGCCATCCGACCCAAAGCTATCTGAACCCGACCAGCCTGAACCGCATTGAATGCCAAAGCCCCGCCACTGGCGGCCAGTGCGGAGGTCAGTCTGCCGGCAACCACTGTTGCCAAGGCCGCTGCAACGTCTGTGGCCACATCAAAGGTTTCCGAAAGGTCAGATACAGCCTCATCGACGCCACCGGCGTCCTCTGTAAAGTCTAAAAACTGGCGGCTTAGGGCGCTTACTAACGGAGACACTTCCGCCGCAAGCTGTTCAGACAGTGCACTGAACACTGAACCAACAGCGTCAATCTGTTCGGCTGCATCCGTGATGTTTTGCGCATCAACTTCAGACAGTGCAATGCCAAGCGCCTCAGCCTGCTTAGCCTGTTCGGCCATGGCTGCGCCGTTGTTTCTCAGAAGCGGTAGCAGTCTTGTGGACTCTGAAGACATGGCCTCCATGAAAAAGATCATCTCGTTTTGAGAGACGTTTGCTTTTTCTAGGCTGCTTACAAATAACTGAAGGGCGTCTGGACCTGATAACTCTCTGAACTGTTCTGCGGTTACGCCAACTTGGGGGGCTATCTTCTCAAAGAAGTCGGCCATCTCACCGCCGCCGGTAGTGAGAAAGTCACCTACGCGGTCTGACATATCCTTGAGGATACCGGAAAGCTGTCCGGCTTCAACGCCAACTGTCTTGGCACCGAAGGCCATCTTTTGAAATTCTGGAACAGTGGAATTTGCAACGCGGGCCAGTCCGACAATTTCCTTCGCCGCTTTAATCGACTTAACTGCCATTGCACCAAGCGCAACACTGGTAGCCGTAGCCGCCGCCGTGAAGATTACCAAAGACTTGCCAAGCTCAGTCACAGTGCTGCGAGTGCTGCCAGCCTGTTTGCCGAAACGATCTAAATCATTCCGCCCGCGCCGGATGTCGCTTGTGTCGGCTCTTACCGATAACGAATAAACATCAGCCACGATTAACACCCCCACCGGCTTGCTTGAATAGTCTCTGGAACTGCGAGCTTGAGCGTTCGCGCATTTCGTCTAATGTCCTCACGTCATAAGGAGGCTCTGCGTTAGAGTCTTTGCTTCTATGCAATTGTATCACATAACTTTCAGATAGCCTGTGCAGAGTCTCAGACTCCCATGGCGTTAAATAGGTGTCAGTGAGGCGGCACCATGCCGCTATCTCTTGGTAGTCAACAGGTGCCGGGCCTTGCCGTGCGAAGCCAATCCGGGAGAGCATTTCGATGAGGTAAGCGCCCTGTTCGTGGTCAGGTAGTTTTAGGCGAGAATCTTTGGGGTCTAGCTGTCTTGATCTTTGTTCCTTTTCGCCCTCTGGCACAGCGTGGAGCCATGCCAGGTGGCGAACAGCAAGGTCTAGCTTTTCCCTGACTTGCTGAAAAAAAGGGTGCGTTTCTGGATTGCCACGCTGATTTGACTTACGAACCAGTCGAGGCTCTCGTCTTTCAGCATCGCAAGCGCTTCAGGGCTATCGGGCTGGATTGCCTTGCCGTCTACCTCGACGTTCTGCCATGAGACTATACATGATTGCAGCAGCTTAGCGCCACGCTCTGACGCCTGGGCTTCGTCGGTGGCGTCAAAGTCGCGGGCAAGCTCTACAGCGGCGGCGCGGTAGGCTTTAGAATCGCGTCCGTACACCTCAACAACAATATCAGTCTTGCCGCCAAGTGGGTCTTGAATGGGCACGGTTGCCGTGTCTTTACGGGTGAATGATCGAATATCCATTAAACCGCCTCAACTGGCAGGGGCTTGCTGGTCAGGTCAATGGTGCATGACCCGCCGGACATGGTATTAGCAGAGCCTAAGTTGTAGGTAAAGCTCGACACGATGCCGGTGTAAAATAGGGTATCGCCGTTTCGATCAACAAGCTCAAAGCTGTGAACGTTACCTGCTTCAGCACCATCAAGTGCAGACTGAAGCGCAATTTGGCCGGTGTCTGTGGCATCACGAGCAATTTGCAATGTCATTTGGCCGTAATCAATTGAGCCTGGGCGTTTAGCAACAGTGCCGGTATCGACTGGGGTAAAAGTTACGACTTCACGAGTTCCGCCCAATTCGCCAAGGTCGCCAACTTCGCCAACGGCGTCAAAAGTCAGTGCCTGATAACCGGGTGCGTCATAAGTTGCAGGGACGCCAGCAACAACAGAAAGAACAGTGCCAAGAGTGGTAAATACGTTGCTCATAATGTAATCCTCTAAACTTCAGTTTTGATATAACCAATTCTAACACATTAACCTGATAGGTTCGCAATCTGTTCATCTATTGATCTGTCAAGCTCTCTTAAGCTAATTCTGACCATCCCTTCCTTCGCTTGTGTTGACCATCCGTCATGCTCCAATATAGAAATATAGGGCAAATTGTTGGTCAAATACCAAACATTACCCGGCGCGTTCTGAGTCTCCCCCGCAATGCTGGTTATCGTTGGCGTCCCTGTTTTGTCGATTGCCGTTGTTGTGCCGCTTGCCGGGCTACCGATCGACGCCTGCCAATTGCCTCGCGCCTGCCCGCCTGTATAGCCTGGAGGTGGCGGCCCTTGCCATAGGCTAGGATTGCCGACCGGAGTACGCAACACGATGCGCTTAGATAGGTCAAGCAACGTACCCCTGACAACCTCATCCATGCGGTCACCAGCGATGCGCTCTATATCCCTTAGCCTGCTGAAATCGAAGTTAGCCAAACGCCCTCCAGTTCACGCTTACCGGCATTAGCCACCAGCCACCTGAAGCCAATCCTTGCGCTACGTTCACTTGCTCGACCACTACACTCTGCCCCTCGAATACAAGCATCGTCCCGCGCGCAAAGTGTGCCGTGATCGAATCGATGAGCTGATGCGACTCAAGTTTATAGTCGTCTAGTGGGGTGTAAATGCTGATCTGATACACGCCGATGAAGTCTGTTGATCCGCCGGGCTCCATGCCGATAGTGGAAGATGTAGCAGGAAGATAAGATTCACGTAACCAAGTCTCGCCCTCGACCGGCGTATACTTGGCGTTCTCGAATGCGATGGGCGGCGCGCTAGGCAGGCTGTTGAGGCGAGTTGATAGTGCTGCGCTGATCTTTCTGTGGCTCATGCTATACCCTCAACTGGCAAATATAGATCACGTCTGCGCCTGACTTCGTGATCGGCTGCACATCCATAACCCTGAACGTCTTGCCCTGTACCTGGGCACGCCATCCTTGCTCGGGGGCTTCGTCCACTTTGTTTAGAATCAGTCGCGTGTCTGATCGCTTGATAACGGTGCCGTCAACTTCTGCGTTTTGGAAGCGGGACGGATAGCCGAATCCTGAGACCACGCTCTCAGTTGCAGGGGTAGTGACCTCGCCCGTTGCCGGGTTTCTTACCTCATCGGTTTCATAGGTAAGCGACACGGCTTCCCCAAATTCGGCTAGCAGTTTGGTGCCTGTGTCAGCGATGCTCATGCGCGCGTCACCGCAAACGTTGTGGTACTTGAACCGGCGTTAACCAACAGCTTTCGCAAAGCCGCTGTAATGGTTTTAACGATGGTCTGCGCGGCTGCGTTGTCCATATACTCGACTTCAATAACGTCCACCTTCTCCCGCTTAGTAGCACGCTCCACAGTAGCAAGCGGACTATTCTCTGAATCAATAGCAAGTGCTGTGGCGATCTGTCCAGTTTTTAGTGCTGGCGGAATGATGGTGGGCACAAAATAGAAGCCATCAATATAGACATTAGATCGCGGCCACTGTAGCGCCTGACTCTTTGAATACTTAGTGCCGATAAAGGACAGGCTTTCAATGTAGTCCATGGCTTTGATTAGCAGCACATCAGTTGCAGCGGTTAACGTGATGCCACGATCAGCCGCGTAGGTCGTTAGCTCTGCCTCTGAAGCGTAGCTGTTAGCACCCGGAACCACGGTGCCATCTTCAATAATAATGGTTGCCATGATCGCGCCTTATATATTACGTTTCTTTCGGTTCTTCTGAATCAGGTACGCTTGAAACTGAACGCTGTCGGCTTTCGCGTACTCCCTCTCGACTGGCGGTTTTGGCTGCTCTGCGCTTTGGTTCTGGTTGGCCATTTTTCTGATCCTCACGCTGGTTGCGCTTTACTTTCTGCATCGTCTCAAAGTCTACGGGTTGCCCAGCTTCAAGGCCGTCTTTGTTTAATGGCATAATAATGTCCTCTGTTAGCTTATTTTAGCATAAAAAAAGGCCAGCGGTTAAACTGGCCCTTTTCATTATTCCCTAACCTCTAATTGGTAACGAGATAGGCTATAGGCACGTTTTTCCGTGGCAGCACGCGATCCCACTGAGCAGCTAGTGCAAGCTCTGCTTGGGTAAAGCTGACGTCAGCCGGAGTGCCGGTCTGCTGAAAACCGAACGGATGCAGCAACCAAGTGTTGCGAACCCACAAAGTCTCAATGCCGCCGCCGTCGCCTTGCGCAGCTTCGCGCTCAATCTCAACCGGAGTGATAGGAGAGCCGACGCCGTATCCGAACGCGCCGGGGCCAAACAGCACAGAGTTATACTTAAACCCGTCTGTGGTCCCTGCCGTAACAGTCAGGCCGTCATCTACAATGACCCGCTTGCCCATGTACGTTGGGATTGTCGCCATGCCGTCGCTGTCGGGGATAAAGTCGATGTCGTTGTTCTTCACCATCTGCGCCATTACAACCGAGTGGACGGCAATGGTGGTGAAGATTTCAGCCGAATCACCAGCCGTATACAGCGCTTCAGTGAAGGCATCACGGTTGAACCGGGTCGTAGCGCTCTGTCCCGCAATAGACTCAGAAGCCACGTCGATGACCATATCGCCGCTGTAGTTCGCCACGTTATCGGCCAATACGCCGTTAGTAGCTGCAATGAGGCGGCGCTGCCATTGGCGGGCAAAGTAGCGGTCAGTTCGAGTGCGGACGGCTTCCATTGCAGTGCCACCCATTGCCAGTTCAGACGCCAAATCAGCAGCCTGCCAGCCTTGGTTTACAAACGACTTGCGGGCTGTCTGTTCGCCTTGGGTGATTTTCTGTGGTGTCGCAGAGCTTGCCGGGTCGTCTGAGCTGTAGTTAACTTCAGTCGAGCCGTCCAAGTCGTTCCAATAAGGAAGCTCAATGCTTTTACCGGGAGCGTTTGCCAGTTCATCAAGCAGCGCGTTACGTGTGACTACGCCTGAATCGAAGAACCGGGTTTTCTCAGGGCCTTCGATCTGCGGGAGGTCTCGAAAGATTGTGACATCAATGATGTCAGCGAGTCTGGTAGTAGCCATCGGGTGTTACCTCATGTGCCGTAATGTTGTGTGCGCAGTCGGTCATATTCGGAAGCATCAGCTTCTTTAATGGCCTTGAGTTCTGCGCCAGAGTATTCGTTAAACTTCTTGCCTGCGGGTACACCCGACCCTTGACCACCAGCAGCGCCTCCGCCAGTTGCCTTTGAACCTGCCAGGTAGTTGGCATATCGTGCGCCATCTTTAACCTTGGCCTCCAGCTCAGCCAGGGAGTTAACGCCATCACCTGTGACCTTAACCTGCCCTGAATCATTATCATAATCGAATTCAAATCGTACCTTCAGAAGATCACGAAGATCCTCGTTGTACTCACCGCCAGCGCCTAGCTTGTTGACCACGCCGTTCAGTGCGTTGTTGACCTTTTCGGTTTTGGTCTGGTGCATCAGCGCATTGTATCGCTCTGTCTGCTCAGTGGCCCGCTCTTCCATCAAGCGGTTCAACTTCTCAACGTCGCCATCGGCCTTGGCCTTGTCCTCTTCAGCCTTGCGCGTCTTCTCGCTGGCTTCTCGCTGCTTTTCCTGCAGCTCTTCCTTCTCAGTCTTCAGATTCTGGTTAGTGGTCTTCAGACCCTTTACCTCATCATCGACCTTTGTCTGTACTTCGGCTTCCGTATAGACGGTAATCTTTTGGCCTTCGTGTTCGATTTCCATTGGCATTGTAAACACCTGTTACATGCTCGACTGCGCGCCTGCGTAGCCTGGTTATAAAAAGTTGTCCCTTATGCTGTAACAGTATAGCACATTCCGTTGACTTTCAAATAGGCGTAAAAAAGCCCGCACTGTGCGGGACTAGCTATCTCGAAGCTTCTCCGTCCAGATCACCCCTCTATATCATACTTCACGGAGATGCGAGGGGCTCTGGCTGGCAGTGTTATTAGCGCCACCACTGCCTGGGCTTGATCGTTTAATCGTTTCGCACTTTGTAGCAATTCAGGAACCACTCATCACGGAAGTTTGACGCCTTTCGGGCCTTGGCCTCATTTGTTATGTACCTGTGCGAGTCATAGGCATCAACTACTATCATCTCAACCAGATCCCTGTCACCCGAAAGGCCCATCATCTTGACCACACTCACGCCCTGCTGGCGCGCTGTAATTATGCTTTTAGCAAGCTCAGCTATCTGCTCACAGCTTGCCTGCTCTGCCTGTGCCGGTGCTGATAGTGCCATCAATAGTGCCAGTGTTGCGATTAGTGTTTTCATTTGAACCTCCGTTTGATTGTGTATAGCACCCCATCAATCACATAAGCGCTATTCATTACCCTGTGCAGGGTTGATCTATCGACACCCAAAGCTTGGGCTGCGTGGGTTATGTTGTTGCCGTAGCGGTTGTCTATCCATTCTCGAATTGGTTCCGCGTGGTCGATCATAGCTCGCCTAGCTTGTACCGCTCAATCATCTCGGCTTTGGTCATCGTAACGCCGTTCACCTGGTATGCCGGATTGCCCGCCAGGGTGATGTTCTGGCGGCTGTACGTTCCGCCGGTTGCTTCTACGTGTTGGCGGATCTGGGTTAGGGTTGGGTTTTTCATGTTGCGTACTCCGTTGTGTTGGTTTTGCACTGATGTTCTTTAATTGCCTTCTCCTGTACGTCCATGTGATCTATCCCAGTCAGGTAGCGCGCGAACACTTCCCGACAGTCTAGGCAAAACACGGTGCGCAAGGGTGAGCCGTCAGGGGCGCGGCAAACGCCCCAAGTGATGCAGCCTCCCATTACAGGAAGCTCACGATGTTGCTCATTGGGTCGCCTTTCTTCAGGTCAAACTCTGAGGTGCAAGTGTAAAAAGTGCCTGCCTCTAGTGTTGCGCCAAACTCAAAGGCAGAAAGTACGCTTTTTG